ACCTCCTAGATGGTAATTTTGAAGGCTATATAACAATAATAGTATTTATCATTTAGGTTTACTAACTATTTCGTATAACCTTATCATTCTCTAGTATTTTAATTAAAGCATTTTTATTATGCAGAGGTCTGGCATTTTTACCTTTATGTAAATTGGAAGAATAATATTCAGAAGGTTTATAGATTTGTTTAACTTCTTCAATCAATCCCTTTTTAGTATATTTAACGATCCAACGTGTATCTATATGATTTTTACTTCGTTTTAAAAACTCTAAATAACTCATGGATTTTTCTTGAAAATTTATTGCCAGTTATAAGGCAAATATAAGTATTTTTTTCTAGGAAAAATCTTCTTTTACAGTTTTTATTATGAAGGCCTAAGAGGTGAATTAAATGCTTAAATTTCTTACTAATAAGCTTCGTAATCATCGTTTTCGTAGGTATTTATATAAGTATCTAATAGTTTACTTTTTGAATCTAATTCTTTTGTTAGTTTGTTTTCATGTTTAGCCATAAGACAAAACATCCAAAAAGCACCAAAAAATAATCCTATGCTTAATGAAATAAAAATTGATAAGAGTGGTTGTACTGTATTTATATATTCCATTATTTTATTTTTTTATTTTTAATTGAAATTTTTTTATGTATTTCTTCAATATCATAATGTATAGCCAGTTCTTCTAAACAAACCATAACATCTGCAATTTCATTAATAATATCTTTTTCAAGATCTTTTCCTGGTTTGTTTATGTACTGCATTAATACTGTTGCTAATTCACAACATTCTTCTATTGTTTCTTTAATTATCTTCTCTTTCATATTGTTCTAATTCAAATTCTAAATGAGCTATTGCTTTTTTAATACACTCTATTGGTGTGTCGTGTTTCTTCTCTGCTCTTAATAAATAAGTTACTGCAGTTCCAATATTATAAGATAAGTCAAAATCCTCTATAACTTTTCTAGCTTCATATTTATGATATTTTCCTATATAATAAGAAGGTATTCTTTTATCTCCTGTAGTATCTGAAATATATCCATTTCTATCTACCTCAAAATAATATTTAGAATGTTTATTTTCCTTGTCCACGATATTTCTTTTTATAAGAATTTTGACCACGGGAGGCATTCTTAGAATGCACTCCTGGTCTTTTCTTTTGTGGATTAGCTCTGTGTACAAAATGTTTTATTGTCATTAGTCTAGTTTAGTTTTAAAATGATCAATTATTTTATTCATTTGTCTTTTGTAGAATAAATCAAAATCTACATATTCCATCTCCCCATTACCATTCATGGTTTTAGGTTGTGTTTTTTCCCAGATTTTATAAAGCACACCCCTCATTCTTTGACTAGGAGTTTTTTCACTAAATTCTGCATTAGTTGTTGCTTTCTCAACTGCATCTATCTGATCTTGATTAATAGTGTTAGTTGATATTAATACGTAACCTGTTTTTTTGACTAGGCTAAATACATTAACCATAGTGTCAAAAGATAATTCGGGAGTACCTATGTAAATACGTAGGCTCCCGTCTGCTAAGGTACTAACTTTATCAATACCTCCTTCAAATATTACTGAATTTTTCATAATATATCGTCATTCATTATGTGAATAGTTCGTTCTGAATCTTTATCAAGATAATCAAAACCTTCTCCTGGCCAATAATCATTATCGGTACAGTATTTATAGACTTCTAGATCTCTATTATAGAGCTCTCTACCTTTGTCTAATAGTTCATCTCCTATTTGTATAATATTTATACTAAATGGAGGATTCTTCTCTATTGCTACAATATAGAACTCCTGAGCGCCTACAGCATCTAAATAGAATGCTGCCTGCTTATAGTATCTAAACTTCCTTACAGAGCTTGCAAATCCATTATAGCTACTATCTTGTGTTGTTTTAAGATCTACTATAATACCAGAGTCTTCTCTATGAATATCAAGCATTCCCTTGCAATCTATATCATATTCTTCATTATTCCAAACAATGATACGTTCTTTAGTGCCTTTACTTATTAGAGTTTTAGCATCAGAATCTCTCATTAGTTTATCTGTCATTTGTTCTATAAGATGATAATCTTGTTCTGATATAACAGTTTTTAATATATTTGATTTAACAAATTCTGCATAGTCTGCTTTACCTTGTTTAGTACGCTTGTCAAACTTAGGAGATGCAGTATAATTATTATTAAATTCTTGTGGCTGCAATACATTCATATGAAATGCTGATCCAAACCTCATAGCTGGCGTAGTCGGTTGAGGATTATCCATCATGAATCTAAAATATTCTGGTGATTTACCAGTTAAGTTGTTCAACATACTATTAGATACGTAATCTGTATTTTGATAGTAGTTGTCGTGTGTTAAATTGTGTTCTAATATTTTCATAATAATTAATAGTAAAAGTTACACCAACCTCCCCTTATCAGAGAGGCTAGTGTAATCAAAAAACAAAGTACCATGAAACTATGGACGAGAAAGTAATACAAAAATATAATTATTTTTTTGATTTCTTATCCACTTCTTTCATTCTTTTTAAAATATTTTCTGCTTCTGGTATTCTCATCACATAATCATGTAAAGCTTTTTCAAATCCATCTTTAGATATTGTCTTTCTTTTTTGATAAGATTTATGAACCCATGTTAAAAGAGCTACTTCATGTGAATGCAATGCATCTGCTAAAGAATTTATAGTATTAGCTATAATCTTATCTACTTTATAATCTTTTCCATGAATCTTTATACTTTCCTTTTTTTTTGCTGTTTTTCTCTTCATTTTCTATTTATTTAATATATTTAATTGATCTTTTAAATATTGTATTTCTTTTTTTAGTTTTACATTTCTTTTTTTTTCGTCAATAAGGTCGTCATGTCTTAGTGCATTTTCCGCTGTTATTATTTCCATCAATGTTTGAATTGTGTTATCAACGGTATGCATTTTAAATATGAATTCTCTTTTGATGTTTTTAAAGATTTTTTTATAATCTTTATATCCTATTTCAATATCTTGGTCATGTTTAATGTGATTAGCTAATACTGTTGCGTGATCCCTATTAAATACTTTACCTATTTCTGAAGATGTCATATCATGATTTTTAAGCAAATACATAAAGGCTCTTCTTTGCATTACATTATTCCTTTCTCTAGATTTAGATTTAAGATTATCATATTTAATATTTTGTCTTATACAAACTCTTTCAATTAAATTTATTGCTTCGTCTATTGTCATAATACTTTTATTATTACTCCTGGCTTTTCTTTATCATATTCATATCTATCAAAATGTGGTACAATACAAACACAATTATCATCTTGAATATAATCATACTTTACCATTAAGTCTTGCACTGTCTGTGCTGGATTAATATAGTCAAACTTTCTTCTACTATTTCTGATAAATTTGAAGCTTATATCTAATGGTAAATCTTTCCCTTTTATCATTTCTATAAATTTATCTCTATTATCTAAATAGTCTTCTTTACTTTCTTTAATATATCTCATAACTGTCTTGGAATGAATTAGGTATTTACCTGTCCATCTCTTTCCGTTCTTAGAGGATGGAACATTCCCTGCTATGAAGATTGTATCCATTTTGCAAAGATAATAAAAAAGAGAGAGATGTCAGTACTAGTCTATGTTTATCACTGCGTTTAGAGCTCTTACTTTAGTATATACTCTCTAGTATATCTCTCTTTTTTTTATCTTTTTTTTAGAATGGTAAATCATCATTTTGAGATGATACATTAGCATTTACCGCATCATTTGCTTTTGTCCATTCTGAATGTTTCATACTAAATTCAGACATTTCTTCTTCAGATAATTCTTGATTCATGTTCTGATTATATGTACATTTACCTCCTATTTTTGCTGACCATCTATATTTAGTAGCTTGTCTAATTACAGGTTCTTGTGTTTCTTTATTACCACCTATATATTCTTCTGATATAAATGTAATCATTAGAGATTTACCGATAGCGTTATTCATAGCTTTACTATCATCTGTAAAATCTTTAACTCCTGCATTTACTAAAAATTCTTTTAGTTGTTTCTTTTTCCATTCTTGTGTAGATGGTTTATCTGTTTGTTTTACAACCCAAAATCTACATCTACCTATTTTACTATTACTAGTAACAGTATAATCTATAAATGGAGATCCTTTATAATCTTCTAATTGTTCAGATGTAGTTATTCCTGTAATTGTGCATTCATGAGCTCCTGGAGTGATATATTCTACCTTTTCTCCTTTTGCTCTTTGTGTTGTTGTGACATTTAAGTCAAACGGTAATATTTTCATTATTTATTATTTTTAAGTTTCCAATTAATATAATTTGTCAATGTTTCTCCATCAAATATAATCTTATCTTTCTCTGGAGCATATGGATAGTCTTTACCTTTCCATTGTTTTGTTTGTAGAGTTTGTATTGGTAATCTATATAAGAATCTACCTATACCCCATGATACACATGCGCGTTTAAATGCATCTGATACATGGCCTTTATCTTTTTCTACTTTAGATTCTGATCCTGTATCTGATTTCCATACCCATTTGCCATATTCTTCAGCTCCTGTTTCTGGACAATATATACCTACTTTACAGAATAATAATCCATTCTCTTCATAGAATAGGCTTTGCCAGTTTTCTGGTCCTACTACTTCGTCTAGTAAGTCTTGAGCGTCTCTAGCATCTATATATGCTACACAAGTTGCCTTTCCATACTTTGTAGATTGTACTCTCCATTTATATGATAGTTCTTTTTTTAAATCTTTTAACTTCATTTTTTCTTTGTTTTTAATTTATCTATACTTCTTTTAATTTTCTTTGCTATTTTTACTGCTATAACAAATTTTACAAATCTTCTTATCATAACAGGCTTACCTTTTAAAATAAGAATTATTGCTATTTCTTTAAATAAAAGTGTTAATACCTGTCTGATAAGTATTTTGTCTTTTTTCTTTAAACCTAAATCATGTGTTATTTCAGCTACAATTTCATTTAGGGTAGATCTCTTTTTTTTCTTTTTTTTATCCATTAAATTTTAGGAGTAATTGCTGTGAATATTGAAAATATCACACCTGCTATAACTGCTGTTGCTAATCCACTAAATGTTCCTATAAATAATATAGGAATACCCATTGTAAATAGTAAATCCCAGAAGATTTGTGTTTTTGCTAATCTTTTTTTACCTATGGATTTATAAAGTATTATGTAATAGCCTATTGCAGCGAATAATGCAATTGTGAAAATTCCCATGGTTTCTTTGTTTGTACTTCAAAAATAATAAAATATTATTTAATACCAAACAATTTAACAATTAAATAGATAGGAATTATTATTATAATTGCTAACATTAAAGAGTAAAATATAGGAATTGCAAAAAGAATTATTAAAGAAAGAAAAATAACAGAAGTAATTGGATATCTGCTAATTAGTTTAAGTATATTTTTCATTATTAATAAATTTAGTTATATCATTTATAAATTTTAATGTAATTTCTCCAACGCCAATATTTCTTCCTTTTGCAAAGATTATATTAGCTGTACCTTTAGTAGAACTTCCATTATCATTAAATTCTATTCCATAATATTCTGGTCTATAAATTAATATAACTACATCTGCGGCTTGTTCAATTTCTCCAGATTCTCTTAAATCTGATAAAGTGGGCTTACTGTTGTTTCTTAACCCTACTCCACGATTTAATTGACTTAATGCTATTATGGTAATATTTAATTCTTTAGCTAAGTTTTTTAGAGTTCTAGCTACTTTACCTACTTCTTGTTCTCTATTAAGAGATTTAGATTTAACAGTAACTAATTGTAAATAATCTACCATTACAAGATTAACTGTTTTATTTTTTACATATTCTTTAATTCTATGTACTAAATATCCTAAAGATGTAATATTACCTTCGTCAATAAATAAAGGTAAAGATTCTATTTTAGTTATTGTATCATGAATTTTAGTTAATTCTTCATTACTCAAAGTTCCATTGGTAATATGTCTATTACTAATACCTGATTCCATAGATGCTAATCTTCTTATTAATTGTAAAGCACTCATTTCATAAGAAAATATTACAGTTGGTGTGTTGGTATGCTTAGCAGCATTATAAGCAAGAGCTAAAGCAAAGCTTGTTTTACCCATAGATGATGCTCCTCCTACAATAATTAAATCTGTAGACTGCCATCCTCCTGTAAAATTATCTATTTCTTGAAATCCTGATGCGATTCCTAATAAACCTTTAGTATTCATTCTTAATTCAACATCTTTAAGAAAATTACTTATTTGTGTATTTAAATCTCCTAATTCTTCAGGATTACCTATGGATAATTTAGACATTTCAGAATTTAAATCTCCTATAATAAGTTCTAATTCTTCTTGATCAGATAGTCTATTATGAACATTATGAACTATTCCTTTTAAAGTTCTTTTCTGAAATTCTTCTGTTAATATTCCTATACATGTTATAACTTCTGTAAAATCAAAAGCTAAATCTGTCATAAAAGATAAATTTAAGGCTACATCCTTTCCTTTAATATTTTTAGCTATACTTAATATGTCTATAGGAATATTTTTATCTTTTAATTTACATATCGCATGATATACAGATTTAGAAAAAGGGGTTTCAAATAAATCTTCATGTAATAAATTAGAATATTTATCTAATAACTGAGAATTAACAATTAATTTACCCAGTAAAGTTTGTTCTATTTCATAAATTTCCATGATTTATTGTTTTGATTTAGGAAGGCGAATATACTAAAAATAATAGTAAACTATGTACGTTCATCTCTTTCTGCTTCCCATTTATCAAGAATGGCATTTTCTTTCATTCTTTCTACGTATTCTATTATTTCTTCTGGATATTTAAACCAGTTTCCACATTCATTACAGATATACCCAGTGCAATCTGCTTGTTTATTACACGATGGGCATATCTCATGAATTTTGTGCATTTCCATTGCACAACAATCTGTTATTGTACTCTCTTCATAGCTACAACCGCAGCAATAACTTACTTCATCCATTTGTTAAATTTATTTATTAATAACTTCGTTTTTAGTGATCATCCACTGACAATTGTTTGCACGATGCCCTAAACTATCTATTAAATCATCAATTGATCCATCTATGAAAGCTGGGCTTCCATTATGATATTCTTTGTTATCAAATTGATTGTCTGATATCCTATATATATATGTAATTTGTTTATCAAAATCTAATATTATTAATTTCATAACATTATTATCATCTATAGTTTTCATTTGAGATTTATGTAACTCCTCAAAGAATATTTTGTTTATTTTTTCATTTAATTCTTTCATGATATTACTGGTATTACTTCTGATTTATTAAATTTTTCATTTGGAAACATAGGATGTGTTACCCATTTATATGGATCGCTCCATAATATTACTCCAGCATCATTTCCTTCATCATCCATTTGTGGAATAATTTCACATCCATTATCAAGCGTCATTACTATTGTTCTATTATGCCATCCAAAAGATTCTTCTGTTTCTTTTGGAGATAAATATCTTACTTTAACTATTTTTCTACCAACTAGTAAATTTTTTGCTTTATCTGTCCAGTATTGTTCTACTGTTTTACCATTAAATGGTGCTTCTTTAAGTACTTTTGTTTTATCACTCATAATTTATTTTCTTTATATCCTCTTGGATTGTCAATATTGTCTTCTCCACAAGTTCCGCAATATGCTTTTCTTGGGTTTTCTGTATCTTTTCCTAAATTGTCTCCGCAATTAGGACATCTTAAATCTACTGCCATATTATTATTATTTTTAGTTTATAAGGAATAGTAAAGGAAGGGAGAATAGTAGAACCTTCTGCAGATGTTTTACCATTGAGCCCCCAACCTATTTACTATTAATTTTCTTTCAAGAAATTGAAAGCTTTTTCATTCATTTTTCCACAAAGACCTGTTAATATAGATTCTTGTTTACCATATTCTCTTTTAGGAGATGATTTCTGATGTGTTGTGTATCTTGTAACACCATTAAATAAACCCCACTTGGTAGATCCAATTCTATTTACTTCACTTACAATACATGATTCAAGATCATTACGAATGTTTCTTGTTCTAGTGGGTATTTCTTCTATTAGTTTATCTGTACTTATAATACAATCTACTAAATCATTTATAAGATCAGTGTTAACAGATTTCATACTAAAGTTTTGTAAGTCTGCTATTCA